AAGAAGAAAATGAATGGCTGGAAGCTGCACTAACAGCTGAAAACCAAACATTAGACTCTTGGGCTAACAAGAATTATTACTATCTAGACTAAAAGTAATAGTTGTTATTGCAAATCAAAGAAAGACATTGCTACTAACAGTGTCTTTCTTTTTTCCTTTCATAGTAAAGAAGCTAAAGAATTAATTAATATTAATTCAGGTCTATACTATTAAATTGAAAATTGTCTCTTAATCTTTTATAAAGGAAACTAAAATGGGTAATTATACTTTAGAAAACTTCGTATTAACTGACGTAGAAAAAGAATACGTTAAAATGTACAATGGGTTTGATTTCTGGTACGCTTATACTGACGATGGTAGTGTATATCGTGCTGCTGAAAAACGACATAATGAACTAAAAGAACAAGGTGATAAAATGATTGTTGATAAAACTCGTTTGAAGTTTATCAATGAAAATATGCTTAAGCTTAACAGAATGTTGAATGACTAAAGAATAAACACTAATGCATTTTATTTTATTTCAAGTATATACTACTAAAGTGGAAAGAGAGGAAACTTTCCACTTTAATTTATTAAACAACAAATAAGGAGTTTACTATGGCTATCAAATTCAATTTCCAATATCGTAAAGAGATGTTCACTAATCTTAATATCGAGGTTGAAAAACAAAAATGGATTCAATCCAGATATATGCATAAGAACAACATTAGTTTCCTCAAGAAAGATTCTGAAGAAGAACTGATGTCTAATCTGTCATTCTTTGGCGGTTATCTTACTGACAAAGATAAAATCATTGTTAAGTATATTAACCCATCACTTAATGCTATATTTAAGGTAATGGGTTTCTTCTCTAAACAAGTACGAGAATTAACTAAGGAAATAATGAACATCGATAAACGAATCTTGCCACATGAAAAACTTCATGCAGTGCAATTTCGTAACTTCAATATCGATGGTCGTACCATCCGTGAAGTGAATGCGGAAATCAGCAATCTGTACTTTGCTAATCCAAAGCAACAACGACTGTCTGATGAAATCAAGCAAATCCAATATGAAGCAGAGGTTGATGCCTATTGCTTCGATTTGATTCGTGGTGAGACTGGTATCAAAACTGTCGAAAATATCGTAGACATTCTTGTAACAGCTTACCCACAATCACTGGAAGTTTGTAAAGACCGTTACGAAATTCACTTCGACGTGGAAAATCGTTTAGAGTACATTAAAGAAAACTTCCATATGTTCCAACCTATTATGGGTTAAACATAAGGATAAGTAAATAGACTAGGGAGAACATCCCCTAGTCTATTTTTTTTAGTTATTTTTTTGTCTTCTATATTCTTCTAACATATTAACCATAGTCGGTGCATTAAATAATTGACAAGATATTTCTACAGCATTAACAAATCCGCCACTCATGTTAATACCACTTTGTCGTCTCCATCTTTCATCTACATTGTCAATACTGATTAACTCTTTAGTCATGGTTTCACGAGAAGTATTTAAAGCACTATTACCATTTGGATAACTAGAGGTTACGTCAATGTCGGCATTGTCTCTAAATACTAATGTTTTTAAACCACGGGCATCTTCAAATAGATTATTACCTTCAGCAATTAATAAATCTGCCCTTAATGTAATAATCCAATCATCACGACCAATTAACTCACTGTCTAATGGTATTTCATTATTTGCACCACCTGTACCATAAGCATAACCTCTTTCTAGATTAAACCAGTGCATGTCATCTGCTAATCGTTTAGGTTCTGAATCAAAGTCTTTATAATCACTAGATTCACATGCTGATACTACGCTGTGTGATATATCCATAGTTTGTTCATCTAAATATTCTAATGCAATACAGTCGAACTTATTATAGATAACATATTCAAATGGATAATTACTTTGCATGAAAATATGCCAATCCACCGTACCAATCAAATGACTACTTTCGTCAAATTTTAATTTACGAATCTTACTGTTTCGATTAGCTCTAGCAATCTCTTTTTCAGACATACCTGGTTTAATTTCATCAGGAAATTCAATAGACAAAATATAATCCAATGAATACTTAGGTAACTTACCTTTATGTTTACGAGAGTTATAGTAGTAACACATACTATCGATAAAAGTAAAACTAGCAGGTACATTGACTTGTGGCCACTTTTCAAAGTTAGCTAGGTTTTTCCATACACCTTTTTTACTTAAGGCAGATTCTTTACCAGGATTATAATCAAAGAATCTAAAAGCAGGAGGTACAGATGGGTCGGATAATATATCAGATACTTTCACATCTGCTCTTTCACAAGCCTCAATGGTTCTGCGTACATCGTAATCCATGTTCCAAGCACTAATAAAATCAGGTTTAATCTCATGCGCTCTTTCAAAGATTTTCTTAACGACTTCGATTTCAGAATCCACTACATAAAACTCTTGTTTAATGTTTCTTTCTTTGTTTACTTCACCTAGATAAATCTCATCGTATTTATATAAAGTCTCTAATGCTTTCTCTTTAGAAATATTAGGAAACTTACCACGAATAAAGTTAATATCTACTACAGTAACAACAATGTCTTTCATGGATAATGTCGCCATTTCAATATGCTCGTATTTCTCTTTATTACGGATATTGGTTTCCACGTCAAATGCTGCTACGTCTGCTAACTTCTCAGTCTTACTGGCTAACTCACCATGGTTATACTTATACTTTAATTCAGCAGATGAACTTAAATCAGTACCGTAAACATAAGGGCCTCTTAGAATATCGGAAGGAGAGATACGTTGCCCAAAGTTCTTAATACCTAGAGAATTCATTGCAGCATCTAACATCTCTTTTCTAGGTACACGAATCTCTTCACATTCTGAAATAGGAAAACGCTCTTTCTTCTGTTTATGGTTTCTATTCTTAGGCGTACATACCCAGAAAGTCTTCTTAAAGTTTTTAATTAATTTGATTTTTCTATCTACTGTACCATCATCAAAATAGTCTGTAATCTTAACCAAATGTACATCTGTTTCTCTATTACCAATCTTTTCACTTAAGACGGCATTCTTAGCAGCATTGTTTGCTAAGTAAATAACATTACGGCATTGGGTGCCAACTATTTCAGCCATTTTCTTTTCCTTTATAAAGTCAAGTCTATTCATATTTTTTTAAATGCAAAAATATATATTAGCCAAATAAAACGAAAGATAATATGAGAACACCGTATAACGTTATACTAAAAGGATAGTTAAAATGAGTTTATTTGATGGGTCGTTAGAGTTATCTAACGAGATGATGGTCAATGAAAACAACTGGTCGATGATAAAATCAGGTTTTCATGAAGAATTGACAAGTACGATTAAGTATATTGTAGAAACTGAAACACCTCGTACATTTTATCGAGATAAAGAAAATCAGAAAAAGATTACTGACGTCATTAAAAAGTATACAGGTATTAATGTTGTTATTTCAGCAGAATATAAATGCTTTGCAATGATGCCGCCTGATTTAAATAAAAACCATACTCTGATTGATAATATCTATAGACAATACTACGAAAACAAAGAATTGAAAAAACAAAAAGGTACAATCGAAGCTTTTGTAGACATTAAGAACTTTAAAATCGGTGGTGCTTTTAAAGATATTAAAGTGGAGTTATTTTTAGATCCTGAAATGATGTGGGATACTGCTCATGCTTATCGTGTAGCTCTAACGCCTGCTGAAGTATCTGCTGTTATCTTACATGAAGTAGGACATATGTTCTCTTACTTTGCATTAGCTGCACATACTTACTCTATTAACTTACCAATGCTAGGTACACTTAACCGTATTGCTAATACACCAGATACTGAAAAAGTAGAAATCATTCTTAAAGAATGGAATGATAGTGATAGTACTTTAACAAAAGTAGATGTTAAAGAATTAGCTGGTAAAGATAAACAAGTTATTGTTACCGCACTTGTCTCTAATCAAGTTAAAGATACTAAGACTTTAATGAAACAAAGAGAGTATGAAGAAGTAAACGCCGAACACTTAGCTGATAAATTCGCAGTGCGTTGTGGTGCAGGTGCTGAAATTACTACAGCATTGAATAAGATGTTTGTCGTCTATGGTACTAGACAAACTAGAAATACTATTAGTTATCTCTTTAATGAGTTTCTTGCTGGTTTCTCTCTTTTCATGTGTGTAGGTTGGGTAATTGGTAGTGTCGTAGCTTTTAACCCAGTTACTACTCCAATACTGTTAATGCTTGGTGGCATAGGTATACTTAATATTTTAGCAGGTAATACAAACTCTGGTGGTGGCACCTATGATACAGACATTAATCGTTTTGGTCGTATGCGTAACGATATGGTGTCTATGCTTAAAGATAAAGAAATCGATAAAGCAGTAGGTAAACGTGTACGTGATGGCATTGCTACTATTGATAAAATCGTTTCTAAATATAAAGAAAATAAATCACTTGTTGGTATGTTGGGTGATTTAATTTTAGGATATCATCGTCGATTATTATCTCAAACAGAATTCTATAAAGAATTAGAAAAGTTAAGCGCCAATAGTTTATTTGTTGCCGCTTATGATTTAAGAAATTTAAAATAAAAAGGATATAAAAAATGTCAGTTTATTCCGATATTCGTTCATTAGCTGATTCTAACTTTCAACAAGAATCTCGCTTACAAGGTATTTCTTTTGCATTAGCATTAGCACTATCTGTAAAATACATTAATATCGTAGAAGGTAATGATACTGCTGAAGAGACATATAACCAATATGTAACAGGCCCTGTATCTGAAACAATTTCTACATTTAATGAAAATGTATTAATGGATATCCGTATGTGTATGGATTTAACTAAAAAGTTATTTACCTTACTATACAATGCTAAATATAAACCTGTAGTAGTTAATGGCAATGGTACTTCTTTACTGTCAGTACTATTTAGCGTAGAAGATTATGTGTCTGAAGAATACTTAGAATTCTTTAAATCCAATAAAACAGGTATTATCAATATCTTTAATCGTTTAAACCAAGACTGAAAGGATTAAGAAATGAATCTTTTTAGTGAAGATATGGAAAATAATGCATCTGATTATATTGAAGAAGACAATACTGATAAACCGTCTATCTTTGGTTTAGATTCATTTGGTGCAGAAGATGGACAAAATACACCTGAAGAATATTATCCTGAAAACGATAATGATTTAGATACAAATACTAATGTATCTACCGAAGGTGGTATATTTCAATTTGCTAAAGAACTCGATGCTTATCAAGAGCAGGCTGAAAATGCCCAATACTCTCGAGCATTGAATAAAGAAACAGATGAAGAGATTGAGCAACGTCACGAAAGAGAAGAAGAGAAAAAGCGTGAGAAAGAAGCTGAAGACGAACGTAAATCTGAAAATCGTAAACAAGCATTGAAAGATTTAGGTTCTGACTTAGTTGCAGCAGCAAAAGCTACAGGCAAAGGTGTTAAAGAAGTAGCACGTGTTGCTTATAATCTTGCTACTGGTTCTAGTAAGTAAAACGTAAAATAGATTAGATACTCCTACAATTAAGTAGGAGTATCTAATTATATTAAAACTATTTTGATTGAGTGTTATTGTTTTCTTTTTGGATTCTTTTGATATAATTTTCTCGAATTTCACTCAATCTTTTTTGGTCATCTTCACTTAAACCAATATGATTAGGAATGAAATACGGGCCAGTCTTATAATCGTTCTCCACAACGTCACTAAATAAATTCATTTTTATTAACCTTTCTATCTAAAACCTATGAGTGTAAAACCATTTTCATAGAAATAAAAAGGAAATTGTTATGTCTATTAATAAGTATTCTTGGGATGATGTAGATACCACCACCCCAATTGAACAACATAAAGAAAGTAGCGAACCATCAGGTCAGTCTTCTGATACTGAACCTACTACTAATAAAAGCAATACTTCTATTGAAGAGATTCTAAATGCTCCTACAGAAGCAATTAACAATACTGTAGAGCAATTAAAAGAAGTAGAACATTCTGAAGATGAAGTAAGTAAATTAGAATCTTCTAATGAATCTTTAAGAAATATGTTAGTCTTTATTAAAGATAAAGGATGTATCTCTCGTGAAGACCGTACTACGATAATTGAGATTCAACCAGATATTCCGTTAGAAGAAGCAAGTGAATATACTTCTACCCCATCTCATCATTTGTTAAGTGAAACTGAAGAGACTATTCAAGAACAGATTTGTACAAACGAATGTGCGATTAACCAGAAACTGGCTAATGATTACTATAATACCGCATTGCGTTTGTTAACTTATGGTGATAACCGACCAATGGAAGGTGATAGCCTAGAGCCTCAAGCTATTATGGTGATTAATGATAAACTGGGTAAAGTATATGGTAAGGGTGAAAGTCTGTCACTTCGTTTAACTACTGTTCGTACTATTCTAGATAAAATCTACGCACAATTAGTAGAAGAAAAACGACAAGCTCGTGAAGATATTAATCTAGCTATCTACGATAAAGAAGTATTAGAAGCTGTAGAAACACGTCATGATTGTGTAGCTGAATATACTAAACAAGACCCAGAGGTAGCTGGTTATTCGTTCTTATTCAACGAATACGATAATCCTAAAGTTAATAAAGTAACATTAGAAGAGTTTATCGAGTCTAATTTTAAAACAATTAATTCACCATTTAGTTATCTTGCTTACATGGTAAATAGTAGTCGTATTAGTGATTTAATGGATGTTATCTATTTAAATGGTGATATATTCGATCAAAGTTTTACAGAGAAATTAGATAACTGTGGACATGAGTTAAGTGGTTTGTATAATAGTATTGCACAATGGGTTGAGACAAGAAGCTCTGAAGCTAATACAGAAATGAAAAAACAAATTGCTATTACAACCAATACAGTGAATAGATTGCTATTTGGTAACTATTGGAATCGTAAATCTATTGATGAAGTGCTTAAACCTATAGTAAAAGATACCAATGGTAAAAGCTTATTTGGTAAACAATGTTTAGAAATCTTAAATTCTAATTTCAATAGACTTGAACATACGATTGTTGGTGCTTCTAGTTTGTTAATTAGTGATGTAAGTAGTACTAAGATTTATCTAGATTGGTATAATGATGTCTTGACTAAATCTATCCAAGATAACTTAGTTAAAGGACAAGATGACGATACTTACGCAGCATTATCTGTTTTGAATAACTTAACTAAAGAAGTAATTCGTTATATTAGTTATTCATTCTTGACCAAAGCTGTAGCCTATAATCAATTGTATACTTTCTATAATAGCTGTAAAGATGCAATGGCATTGGTATTAGACTTCTTAGGTCAATACAGTGAATCTGAACCAAATGAAACGTTCTCTAAAGAGATTAATAATTTAGTACGTCAATTTGGTTTACAATGTAAAACAGTAGCTGAAGAATTTAGAGCATAAAGAGAATTACTCTACTACCCTTAATTGGGTAGTAGAGTAATATTTCTTATAGTGATTTAATTCTTTCTTCTTCGCTGCTATGTACTTTGAAGTTGAAAGTAACATCTTCATCAACAGACAATGTTTCATCTGATTGAATAGTCAGTTTCTTACGAATAGTAGCACGTTTACCTTCATCTAATACGGTAAATGAAATAATGCGGTCACTACCACCTAAGTTACCTAACGTTAAACCAATAACATCATCACCGTGTTCTTTTACGAGTTTAGAAACAATAGTAGAAACAGAAACTGTCTCTTTACTGATTTCTTCATTCAATACACGGATAGTGGCTTCTTTAATTTTATTAACCACATCAATGTTATTGTATACTTGACGAGATACAGTTAAGTTAATTTGTAACGATTGTGCTGCATTGATATAAGTTTCAATACCTTCGTTATACATTACTTTTAACTGACCCATAGTCGCTGAAGGATAATAATAGATACCAGTCTGTTCTAGTGTTTTCTCATTAATCGGTGTTAAGTCAGAAACAATCCAGTCGATAAACAAGTCTACCAATTCATTACGATATTCTGTTGCAATATCATCAGTAGCAAACCAATAGGTAGCATCAATCACCATCAGTTCTAAACGACGGATAATATCACGAGGTCTATCGATAATAGGTTGACCATTATTGTTCAACATAATATCGCCTTGACGGTGTTTCCAAACCAACTGACCATCGTTATCTGTCATTTGTTCACCTTTACGGTGTACCAGATTATATTTAACAGCACCATCTACAATGTTAATAATAGAACCTGTTACAGCATCCTTAGCATATACATCTTCTTCGTATAACATAGGAACGTTTTCAGTATAACGTTTATAGATGATTTCATCAGCATATGTTCTTGCACGAGACCATAACCATTTCAAATGATGTCCTAAACGAATACGGATACTTTCACTTAAGATGACTTTAGCATCATTCTCTAACAAATGGATACCTACTTTATCATCTAAAGTAATACGACTCCAGCCATCTACATTACCATAAAAACCAAATAACAATTCAAAATTATTATCTAATTCAATTGGGATATCTAAATCACTAGAACCTTTTAGAGATAAGTTATTAACAATCAAACAATGGTTATCATCTAAGTCAAAATTAGTCACCAATTCAAATTCGAAAATAGGTTCTTCATCACTGTTTTTACCTACTAATCTACCATTTAAATAAACATCATTTTTATCCTGATAAGGCTTAACTAACAATTGTGCCCAAAGTCTATCGTCTGGTAATTTCTTATAATCAGAATTAGACTTCATCTCTACACGGATAATGTAACCATTTTCAGAACGACGAATACTATACTTATCAGAAACAGTTAATGAGATAGGAATCTTATTGTTACTTTCATTGTAGTATTTCGTAATGGCTTTAGGTGAGTCTAGATAATAAGCACGTAGTTTAACAGTATCGTCTTCATTATCAACAACATAGTGAAATGGTGAATAGAACATTTCTTTACTATTCACTTCTTTGGCTCTATTTTCAGCACTCAAGTACAAGATACGTTTGATTTCAGTATGGTCTAACATAGACATCTTACCATTATACATGGAATAGATGGAGTTAGGCATAATGGTTACACGTTTCTCATTGTCTTTCACTGTACCAGTACCCACTAAACCTGAAATAGTAGTCGTCAGTGTTTCAATAGAAGCAGCCGCAGGTGTAATCAAATCAGAGTTCTCTGGTTTTGGCATACCACGTACTGCCCAATAAGCACGGTTAGTGACATAGTCTACAGATTTAATAATCTTAAAGCTACTATCTAAAGAATGGTCAGTTAATGCAACATGACTAACAGGAACTTCATTAGGACCTACAGTGTTATTAATTACACGGCTGCGTAGTTCCTCAAATGTCAGTGGGTCACGACCTTGGTTAACATAGTCTCTACTAAAGATAATAACACTATGTAAAGAAGTTAGCGCACTACTGAATTCATCTAGTTCACTGTAGTCACGATTTTTAGAACCTTGTGGGAAGAAGTCGTAACTATATTGGTCTAGCGTATATGCATCTAAGTTCATGTCTATCTTACCTAAGGTAGTATAGATGTTTAATTTAACACGACCGCCTAATGAACCAGAAACCACAGGGCTTGCTGCTGGATTAGTTAATTGGTTATATACTTTAGGAATAGACATCGACAAAGTAAAGTCTTCTGTATTCTCTACTAGTTTTAATACAGCAGTAGGTTTATATAAATCGTAAATATCAGGACAATGGGTAGTCGTCATCTCTTTCCATTTAGAAACACCATCACCATGAAATACTCGAGCATAATAGTAGAAGTCATCAAATGTCTTAGATAATGTAATATTCATGTTAGCAGTGATATTGTCTTCAACAGTAATCTCACGTACTTGAATCATTTCCAGTACAATAGAAAGACGTTTAGCACCAGCCATTGCTTGAGATACTTCGTGATAAGCAATATTACTAGACAATGTTTGGATAGGTGATTTTTCAGTAGTATCGTAAGTTACCCTAAAGCCACCGTGTTTTAATTGTAAAATGTTGACGGGATAATCTAGTATAAAGTCAACTTCACCTACAGTGATTCGCATACCTCGTGGAATCCGCAATAAGTTACCACTACCATCTGGTAAAGGTTTTAATACTTGCAGGATTTCACCATAGTCAAACGAAACAGCAAACTTAGCTTTAGCCGGTAAACCAAATACACCCACCCAATCCAAATCACTTAAATGATAATATAAATCTTCATGAGTTTGAGCAGATACAGGATATTGTCTACGGTTTAATAACCATGCTTTATTTACAGCACCTGCTGTTTGCATGGCAGACATTTCAAGACATAAAGCAACAGGGTTTTCTGCTGAGATAATACCGAGTTCATTGTCTAATACTTTTTGAATGGTCTTTAATGCATCTCGTTGCAATCGTGCTGGAGAAGCAGAATAGCTAGATACATTTTCTACAATATCCGAAATTAAATCGGCATGTACAGCTTCAGTCATTTTTTAATTCCTCTAATAATTAATAGGGACCAATATTACTTAACAGAATAATATCTTTCTTGGCTTTTACCATATCCTTAGTTGTCCACCATTCTAGTTCACGTGAAATAGGATTAATTCTAGGATAACAATAGTTATTAAATATTGGTTGGTATTTCTTAGACACTTTAACGTAGAATCTTTCACGTCTTCCATTTGCCATATTTGGATTAAATAATATCACAGTATTATTAAATTGCTTAATTAAAATTTCATCTAAATAAATCGCACCAGAACAAGCAAATTCAACATCTACTGTTCTATCAACATAAGGTCTAGGATTATCAGTTGGGTTAGAATAATCGAAGTAAGGACCGATGTCTACGCTTCTTGGAATTGCGTATCCAGTCGCACCCATTTCTTCTACGAACGTTCGGGTCTCATCCATTATGAGGCGATAGATTCTACAAGTGTAGTCCATTCTGCCGTTACCTAAATATTCAGGCCATGGCATCATGCCATATGTTTGATATAAGACAAAACCAATATATTGAATCCAATAGTAATACAGATATAAAGTAGCACTGCCTTTCATGGCGTGCAAGCTTAAGTTTAAACTATATTCTGTATTATAGGTACTAGGGCCATCTGCCATGATGTGTACTTCTTTTAGAATACCGGCAGGTGTACTGTGGATACCTAGACCACTAGAAGGCCATCCTGTTAATGATTTTACTAAGTTATCAGAAACAGCAATAAAAGGGTAATTTGGGTCAATCAGATTAGAATTAGGATGACGTGGTAAATCACTTTTACCTAGTGAACCACCATATTCAATTTCTTCCATTCTTTTCGCTAAACGTGGTGATAGAATCATTCGTATAGCGTGCATCAGAGAATTCTTATTCTCTGTTAGTAATGGTACCATCTTTCTTTCAATTTTAATATTGGCAGAAGATAAGTTTAAATCTGGTCGAGTAGTAAAGATATATCCTGGTTGATTGGTATTTGGTTTAATCATGGGTGTGTTAGCAAGAATATTAGGACCTTTAAAGGTATCTGCCATTGCACTTGACACACTAAAACCATGTTTCATTTTTACAAGATGGTCTATAAAATCAACGGTATTGGTAAGAAATTTTTCGGAAAGTCCTGTTAGCCTACCTTCGCGTAGTTCTTGCTCTAAGAACTTTTCGACACTATGTACAGAATCTGACATTTTATTTTTAACCTTTCTATCTAAAAAGGAATTCGTTATGGATATTGTAAATATGGGTATGACCGCTGTAAATGCAATCGGTAATCAGCTTAAAGCAAATGCTGCTAAAATGATTGCAACTGATTATAACAGCGCTACTTCAAAATCATTATCACAATACACTACAGAATTACAATTACGACCTACGTTTGCTATTGAGACAGAGTTACTTAATGACTCCAATATGGGTACATTAATTCAGACAGGTCTAGCAAACTACGCAGGTTATTATATTGTTGCTTTGTCCATTGATAATACTATCAATGGTGTAAGCATTGGTAAAGCTCTGGGTAAATACTCACCTACACGCGATGCGGTAGGTGCAGCTGTTAGCATGATGGGCGATACAGTAGCAGTTGTATCCACATCTTCATATAAACCGGCCATCGTTAGTGGCAATACTACCTTGTCTACATTGAGTAATAAGATTAGTGTACCAGCAATGATTCCTGATTTACCGAGTAAATATTTGGCTAAATTAGAGGTATCTACAGAGGCTACTTACCACCCTGCTGTTAATCCAGAAGATGATTTTGGTGATATTGCTTTAAATGAACGTAATCAACGTGAAGTAGCATCTACTTCTATTCACGAAGATGTGACTGAAGAAATTAATAAACTGGCTAACTTAGGTGCTGGTCGTATTTTGACAGTAGATGTATCTCGTGATAAAGCTAAAGCCACAGTAAACATCCTATTGAAACCAGAACTGAAATCTATTCGTTCTAACATGATGGTTGAGATTGCGGGTATTACTAAGAAACCTAAATCCATGCGTGAGCGTTTAATTGCTTACTTTGACCGTGGTACCATTAATTCTGCTTTTGACTTATTGGTTTGCCGTGACTTGATTGAAGCACACCGTCGTAACTTAGTAGAAGACACTACTGGTTATTACGAGAAAACACATAACCGCAATGTAAATAATAAAACTGCCGCTATGTTAACAGGTGAGTTCTCCGTAGGTACTGTTGCGAATACTTGGATTATCTCCGATGCCACACGCACTCGTATCCAAGCAACTATTGGTGCTAAATTAGATAACAAACGTGCTCGTGATAAATTCTTCGAAGAATCTGGTATCATGACTCTGATTGTTTATAATCAAGACTACCAACGTATTTTCATTTACAATCACGGTATTGACGATGTATCTGAAATTTCTATGAACTATCTTGAGAAGAAAGCTAAATCTGATTCATTCGACATGGATGTATTCAAAATGCTCTCTCAAGGTTCTGCACCTATTATTTAAAAAGGATATTTAACATGTTTGGTAATATTTTAAGTAGTTTAATGAATACCTTTAAATCTGATGATATTTCAGATACCTTAATCGATACACGTAATCGTATTCGTGATGGTGCTCTTGAAGTGGTACAAAGCTGTATCCAAGATACTCAAAATGTAGACTTCAGTAAAAACATGGAATATAAATCTACACTGGCTGCAATCCATCGTAACTATCCACGTGGTACTGCAAAATTGGAATTGTTCCAAGCTTATGGTTTAATCTTGAATAACTGCGATAAACACTTAGATGAATTGATTGGCTTAGTAACAAAATACTTTACTAAAACAGTGGATAAAGATTCCATGACTTATGCTCGTGGTCAAATCATGGCTCTAGGTAAGACAATTGATTTCGTAGGTGATTTTATTCCTAAACACTGCCGTTATGTTATTGTTAAACAAAACGAACTAGCAGGTGGTTTGAAAGCTGAAAAAGTAATATCACGTGGGCAAATCAACTACATTAAAGAAAACACTGTAGAATTCTACAAAGCATTGGTTTCTTTGGCCAGTATTAATATTGGTGAAATTGAGAAGATGTTAAAAGAGATTCCTGATGTGGTCATCAGTGAAGATGGTGCTGAAACAAAAATGTTTAAACAACATAAGCTAGACCCATCTGGTACTTTGAATAACTTCTTATCTGCTTCGACTAATCCATTTTATTATATTGGTATGGCAATTGTAGATTATCAACACAACAAATATAAATTGGCTAAAGAAGAAGTAGAATCCATTAAGATTGAATTGGAAGCCATGAATAGCCAATTGGCTAATGGTCAAGTAGACGCTTATACTGAACGCCAACGTGACCTAGCTATTGAGCGTATGCAGAAGTTAGAGTATCAGATTTCTAAATACGAAGAAAAAGCACGAAATACCAAATACTAAGAAAGGAATAACAAATGCATATTCAAGAAAAGAAAGTCATTTATATTCCACGTAAAAAGTATCCACTAAATAAAAGAAATACCTGTATGGATGATAATGTCCGTTGTTTCCCAGTAGACAATACTCATTCCACTTATGGTTTGGTTTATAATACTCTTTACGAGATTGAGCAAGATACTAAGAAATACAATGGCTATAACCAACCTAATACTGTTTGTAATGGTAAAGGTCCTGGCATTGTATTTCTAAATGGTATTGGTGATGTTGATATGGTTTATCAAACTTATACTCGACATCCAGATTGGTTTAAAGGTAGTTCTTTAGAAGCACTGAAAAACCGTGAGACTGTTTACAACCTTACTTATAATCTATTAAGTAGTGACTGGTATAATTTGTTAAGTAACTACGCTTCTACTGGTAAATTGGGTTATAATGAATTCATGACATTTGCTGATGCCCTAAAAGAAATCGGTATTGTTCGTCAACCTAAAGACAAACCAAGATATACGTTGAAACAACACTCTCGTCGTCAAGATGAATTCTATACTGAACATCAAATTACTCATTTTGAACTGGGTTCTATTATTAAATATGTTCCAGAATTACATGGTAACTTTGATGACATTGTATTTGGTGAACCAAATAAAATCAATACTGCTAATCTAATTCGTCATTGTATCGGGTTTGGTGGTATTGGTTATTTGGTAGAATTGTTGAAAGTACTGTATGGTACTCGAACCATAGTAGGTTCTGACCCTTATTATTTACTATTAAATAAAAGTAAAGACTATTAAGTAAAGGTAGAGAATAATGGAAAACGATTATATGTTGCTAGGTACTCGCCTAGTGGTTAAGAAATAAGTTAAAAGGAATATAAAATGAGTTTATTTGACTTGTCTTTAGAAGAAGATAAAAGCATGGTAACTTCTGGTGTAGAAGGTGAGTATGAAGAGCCAGAAGAAGTACACCCAGAAGCAGCCGGTGCTGAAGGCGAGCAGATTGAACATTTGTCACGCGTATTAAACACCATTGATTCATTAGAATCTGCCCGTGTTACTTACATGGAGATGAAACGAAATGAAGCAGAATATGGTATTGAAGGTATGCGCGAACTGAATAAAGTTCTTTCTGAACGCATCACTATGGCATACCAAATGAATGGTTTGAAAGAAGAATTCCCTGTACACATTTCTACAGAATCTTTCTCTACACTACATGGTTCACGCAATGCCATTACATTAGCATTAGAAGAACTAGATGGTCGTATTCTTGGTTTGTCCACAGAAGCAAATGGTTTCTTCGACCGATTCTGGCGCAATACTAAAGAATTCTTTGGCCGTGAGTTTAACCGTATCGAACGTATTAAAGACGATATTGTTAAATTAATTAACGACATTGAGAAAACAGGTGATTCTAATGATGCTGGGCCATTTGTTGTTAAGAATGGTTCTGCTTTGACTATTGATGGTAAATTAGCTATTGATAAAGTAGTAACTAATGTATTAGAAGGTGTGAAAAACCAATTTGGTAATGGTCGATTCATGGAAGATTATTTCTCTGAATTAGAGCAAGCCTGCCATTTCTTCGATAAAGCAAATTGGAGTGATGCCAAAGGTGTTGCAAATACTATGGAGAGAAAAAACTTCTTCAAGCTAGGTGCACCATTTAGAGAACTACCTTCCCGTAATGGTAAGTTCAATAATTACGAATGGAAAATTTCAGATTTGAACTCAATGGTTGTTCCAATGCCTAAAGGTAGTGAATCTCTGATCCCTAGTCACCCTTATTCTGATAGTAATAAAATTCATAGAGAACATTCCGGTAATGCAGCTGCTAAAACTTCAGCCGACAGACAGCTACCTTATATTGGTAAACAACAATTGTTGAAAAGCTTGAATAATTTCCTGAACTGTTTAAATGATTTGCCAGATGCATCTCAATTTAATTCATTGACTTCCAATATGAAAAAACGTATTGGTCAATTAGTTAAAATGAGTATTCCATTGAAAAAACATCAAAAAGACAGTACTGATTGGAATAGTGAAGACTGGAAAGCTTTAGCAGGTGGTATTATACTTCCAGCCGCGATGCTTATTATTTTGGGTGGTCCTGGTCTCATTGGTTTGGTTACTGTTAGAAGTACTGCTACATTTGGTAATTTAGTACAACACCTTATGTCATCAGATGCTAAACAAAACATTAACCGAAATACTACTCAAGAAGCAGATGGTTTTGTTCGTGGTGGTGTTATGGGTATTGGTTACAGTGTTATTAACGGTTTGTTCCTGAAGAAATATACCAATTCGTTTGAGAATAAAGTAACTCTATTTTTCATTGGTGTTTATCGTGAGTTATATACTGTTATTAAATCAACAGCTAATGCTTTGTTGAGCTACGGTTATGCCTCTATCGGTGAATCTAATAAAATCTAAACATTAGATATTTAGACACTACACGGATATCCG